GCTGGGCCTTGTGTGCGACCCGGTGGCGGGCCTGGTGGAGATTCCCTGCATCAAGAGGAATGCTTCCGGTGTAGCTGGGGCGTTTGTGGCGGCGGAGCTTGCTTTGGCCGGGATCCGAAGCGCCATTCCTGCGGATGAAGTAATCTGGTCTATGAAAAAAGTGGGAGATGTAATGCCTGCAGCACTGAAAGAGACTGCGGAGGGCGGACTTGCCGCCACTCCTACAGGACGCAGACTGCACAGGCAGGTCTTTGGGGAGAACTGATCTGCTCCGGGGCCGTCCATACGTTTCTGATAGACCGCTGACAAATCTACGTTACTGTTCACAGGTAACATTCCGCGAAGTGTTTACTGGTCATGGAGTGAACAATAACAAATCCACAGGGAAATATTTCAATTTATTAAAAAACTGTTCCAAAATGTACAAAAATATGTTATCCTTTATTCATATAATTGACATGACTGCAAAACAGCCCATGTCACAGCATAAAGGTGGCTAAAATGAGCAAGAATACGAAGGAACAGGAAATCCCATATTCTTATCTTGTAGATAATATAAAAATATTTTTGATATCTTTTTTTATACTTAAATAAATAGTTACTCCTTCTATAAAAGGAAAAACCGGATTGACAAAAAATCAATCCGGAAAAACAATAAACAAACAGCAAACATTATTCAAGGATTGTCATTTCCTTGTCAAAAACTCTATTCCAAATTTTTGTATGGTAAACAATATGATATCCTTTCTCGTTTTTCTTCACTTCGCAATCCCCAATGACAGGTCTTTCAATCCCATAACGGTTGATGTTGATATAAGCCAACGCGCAGACCAATGAGTCACATGCATCAAAATTCTCTTTCCTCAACTCCCCTTTCGTATTGTACAGCCAAGGGATATCCGGATAGATTGTATTCACCATATCCATCATCACCTGCTTCTTGTCAACATCAAAAGGATATGAACCGAACAAAACCAATGAATCCTTCTTAATAGCGTCCTGAATATGCTTAATCCCATATTCCTCGCCACGTTTATTATACTTCCTCAATGACACCAATTCCGGGAATGAATATATCCTTGCGTCATATGATGAAATAAAACTAGGAACAACGCCCAAAGACTCATATACCGACTCCGCAATCATTCCGTTGAATTTCAGCAATGTGGCGATTGTATTGACATTATTCGATGACAACAACGGTTCCTCTATCACAACATCCGTTATCCCTACGTCCTTCAAAGACATCAGGAATTCCTTCTGGAATATCATCTTCCTAAGGAACATCGCTTCTATGCCTTTCATTGCTTTTGGTATCTTCGGGGAACGATGTGTCAATATCCTCATCTCAGGTATCCCCTCACCCTTGTCAACCAATATGCTGGCTCCGATGCAACTTGTACTTACATCCAGCCCCAATATGATTCTTTCATTGTCATTTGCCATCGAAAAACAAATCTTTATCAAAAATTTATAACCCAAATGCCAAAAATTCAATACTTTTTTTTGCTTTTCAGTATTTTTTTCAGTATTTTTGTCCAAAAAGATTATTTTAATGGTCAGGCATCAAATTTCGATAACCCATAAGTTGTATGATGAAATAAGAACATACTGCTCGCTTAATAACTTGAAAATCACTAATTATTGCAATGAGGCATTGCAAAAAGCAATCGCATATTCAAAATACGGCGATGCCCCATTCATGGAAGATAAAATTGTTATCAAAAACTGGGCTTTAGAGACTAATCCTATTGATGATAATATAATTTATACTTCTATTGAAGAATTGCCGAAAACAGAAGCTAATCAAGCATCTTCTTGTGAAATCAATATAAACGGAGATAAATATACCCAAAAAGAAGTAAAGCCAAAAAGTAAGAAACGAAAACTTGTTTAGGTTATGGAAATAGGAAAGAAATCAAAAATTTGCGTGGTCTGGAAGGTAAAGCCGACCGACTATTCCGAAGAAGGTAAAAACAGCATAATTGCCGCCATGGCGACGAAATACGGGATAGACAAGAAAAACATCATCGTCACCCCTGAATATGCGTCAGAGGGGCAAAAAAAAGAAGTTTTGAACTCGGAGAACATCGAAAGCATCCATGATCCTCAATTCCAACAGGAACTTTTCAAAAAGTATCTTGATGAGAACAAAATCGAAGGATATGACTTTGATGAAATAGTAAAAATAGATTCCCAAATCAACTCGTTGATTAATTATGATTCTTATGAGAAATCGAAGTCATATAAAATCAAATGGGTAAAATGGGATAATTTCCTTTCCTATGGAGAAGGGAATTTCTTTGATTTCGAGAAACTCCACGGATTGATCCTCCTTAACGGTATCCCTGAAAATGAAAGCGGCAAATCAACATTCGCTTACGATTTGCTGCATTTTCTCTTATTCGGCAAAACCCAAACTGACAAGGCGAACACCCAAAAGGATCTGTTCAACAATTATCTTCCTGAGGCTACCAATGTCACTGTTGAGGGATGCATCGAACTGGATGGGAATGATTACATCATCAAACGCACCCTCACAAGACCTGCCCTTTCAAAAAAATTAAAGAATAGGACTGTCTCCGCCAAGGTCGAATATTATCAACTAAATCAGGACGGATCAAAAGAGGAACTTGAGGATTCCACCAATCTACAGGAGCATTCATCAAGAAAGACAAGCCAGATAATCAAGGAGGCTTTGGGGAACGAGGCGGACTTTGACCGGATTATCAGCGCCAATTCAAAAGACCTTGATTCCCTCATCAGCATGAAAGACACCGAACGTGGCAGACTGTTGTCCAAATGGATTGGTCTGTCAATTCTTGAGGATAAGGATGCTCTGGCTAGGGAGAAATGGAACAAGGAAATTTCAAAAAATCGTTTATGCGATATTTATAATTCCGAAACACTTAATAATGAAATACTTGCTTTGGAGGAACAAAACAAGGAGAATGAAAAGAACATAAAGAATGAGGAAAGCAAAATAACTGATTCAAAAAACAAGATTGCCGAGTATGAAAAGAATCGGTCAAACTTAATGGAGGCGAGACAATCTGTTGACCCTACATTAACCAAAATTGATATCACTACATTGCAGAAATCCATTGATCGTATCATTTCCGACGGCAATAATTCCAAAAACACCATTGCAAATTTAAAGAACCAAATAGAATCCTATGGCGAGATAAACATTCAGGAAAGCGAATATGTAAATCTTCGTAAGGAAAACGAGCATATTATCTCCCAGATGGCTTCACTGACCGCCGAAATCAAATCCCTCCAGTCAACAAACAAAACTCTGGCTAGCGCTGAATATTGCCCTACCTGCGGCAGGAAATTCGATAATATAGACAACTCTGGAAAAATAAAGGAGAATAATGAACTGATAGAGGCAAAAACAATTGCTGGAAAGCAATTAAGGGAAAGGAAAATCACCATTGAAGAAAAAATGAAGTCAATGGAATCCGACAGGCAAAGACTTCAGGAAAAAAACAAACTTGAAATCAGGTTGTCAGCATTAAATACCGAGATTGCCAATCAGAGAGCTGAATACATCGAAAAGAAGAGAACAATGGACAATCTGATAAAGAACAAGGAGGCTATTGAGAAAAACAATAAGATTGACGCAATGCTTTATTCCGTCAATGAAAGCATAAAAGCGGAGGAAAGCATCATCAACAATGCCACATACCAGATTGCATATCTTAAAAAAGATACTGAAAATAACATACAAAAAATCAATGACAAGAAATCAATCATCATCAAGATTGAGGCAGAACGTAAAATAGAAAAGAATTGGAAAGTTTATCTCCAGATGATTGGAAAAGACGGAATATCTAAAATGGTTCTGAGGAATTCATTACCTATCATCAACGGTGAACTTGACAGACTGCTTAATGATGTCGCTGATTTTGATGTGGAGATAACTATTAATGAAAAGAATGATATTGAATTCTGGTTATTGCGCGATGGAATCAAAACAAGATTATCTGCGGCATCCGGATTGGAAAGGACTGAGGCATCATTGGCTTTAAGAGTTGTTTTAGGAAAAATGTCAAGGTTGTCAAGACCACCGTTCCTGTTGCTTGACGAGGTACTCGGCACAGTGGGAAAATCAAGTTATGACAATATGAAGAAACTTTATGATAAAATTGTAAAAGAATATTCATTCATTCTTCATATCACCCATCTCGCCGATATCACTGATTGGCATGACGGTATCGTGACAGTGCAAAAAATTAATAACATATCATCAATTATTCAGTCATAAATCTATTGCAAGTACATTAATTTGTAACTTCTCAAAGCAAGCCAATCCACTTGCAATCCAAAAAATAATAAAAGAAAAAATGAAAACTATTAAATGGGGTTTTATAACAACAAGAAAACAAATGATTTTGAAAGAAGTTCAATACAATATTTTAAGGACATAGCGAAATCTAATCCATTAACACGCTATGAGGAGCAAGCTCTATGGAAGCAATACAAAGAGAATAATGATATCGCCGCCCGTAATAAACTGGTAGAGGCAAATCTTAAATATGTCATCAAAATAGCAGAAAGATATTTAGGCAGAGGATTGTCTTTTGAAGATTTGGTCGCTGAGGGTAATATCGGTCTTATAAAAGGCATTGAACATTTTGACGGTAATTTTGGCACAAAAGCATTATCTTATGCCATATGGTGGATCAAGCAAAACATATTGGATGCATTGGAGAGAAGAAATGGTTTGGTTTGCGAGGATTTGCCGTTGACGATAGAATGCGATGAAGATGACGATTATGTTGATCTGAGCATGCTTGGTCTTGAATTTGTAGAGAAAAAAGATATCAAGGAAGAATTAAGCGAAAATATGGAAACCGTAGATCAATTATTGATTGATCTTGATAAAAGAGAAAAAAAGATAATAAAAGAATACTTCGGCATCGGTGAAAAGAAACCTAAATCACTTGATGAAATAGGGTGTGAAATGGGCTTGACTAAAGAAAGAGTTAGGCAAATAAAAGAAAAAGCCCTTGTAAAAATGAGATGCGAAGCACTAAATTGTTTATAATTAATTAGTTAGATATGATTGAAATTGATTATTCAAAACTTAAGAATTGCTGGGAGCATATTCCGACAGCCATATTTAATGATTTGTCTTATGTCTATGACAAGGATGGAAAAGTCATTGGGGAACGTTATGCCTTGGAACGAAAATATCAAGCCAAACCGGATGACGTAACTATTTATATGTGTTTTGGTTTTGAGGGAAATTGCACATACAATGAATTGATGGATATGGGTTATTACATTAATCTTGAGCCTATGGAAGAATTCATCAAGGAATGCGCATTGTATAATTTCTTTGTACAATCCGAAATATACAATTATGATGACTATCGGGTATTATGTGCTAATTGGTATCTTGACAGAATTATAAATCAACCGATTTTTGAATTTCCTTTTTATTTGGAAAAGAAAGATGAGATCGAACCAACAATTGATTGATAATTAATGCTATACAGAAAGGAAAATTCGTTGAGAATAAATAATTCCCTGTTGACTGAATCAGCACAGAAAATGGTTTGGCTGGTTGAGGAACGGGGAATTGCTGGTTGTCCATGGAAAAAGGAACTGGATGCCATAGCTCTTTGGATAAGACGATATGTCAAGCAGGAATTTCTTAATGGTAATTTCAATACAATTTCATTCAATGTTCCTGAAAATCTTACAAAACCTATCAACATGTTCAATTCGCTTGTAATTCATGGTACCTCTCATTTAGGTACAAAATTTGAAAGTGGATCCGGATTTTTTCAATACGAGAAACCTCAATCTGTCAATAAAGAGATAGATGCTAAAACAATCAATTCCACTAAATGCCAAATAGGTATTGAATGTTACCATGATTTGACCGGAAAGGTATTTCTCCATAGCATATTGATGTCATTATATCATGAATTCAATCATATGTACGAGGCATTCATGGATGCTTACAACAATTACAATGTCAATCGTTTCAGGCAATCATCTGATAAAACAAAAATCAAACTGCCGAATAACAATTTTATCAATAAACTGATTTATCGTTTATATAGCGAGACTGAAAAGAATGCATTAGTTAACAATTTATATGGAGAATTGAAAGGTAATAATATAAGCCGGAATGAGTTCAATGAATATTTGCCTCAAACTTCATCATATGGATTATATCGTTATTTCTATAATAGCTATGCATCTGTCATTGATCGATTATCTCCACAAGATTGCAAACTATTATTGGATTATTTCAATCAATACAAAATCTCATTGAATATAAACAATGTCAATAGTACAACAGCGTTCAAAAATGCATTCAAACATAAGACTGCTTTATTATTGCAAGATTTGATAAAAAGATTCGGCAAGGCGGCTTCATTATGGTTTGACGAAAAAGAAGAGAATGAAAGAAACAATAACGAATCATCTATTATATCAACTGGATGGGAGCCTAACGGACTTGGTGATGGATGCTTTCTTACATTCGATGGGCAAGACAAAAACCGAATCTTTGAAGTCATGCTTGATTTGTAAATAATTAAAATTCAACATAATATAATCATGGAATCACAAAAAAAGATACTTAATGAACGTTATGATTTCCGTATAGAACCATTTCAAAAGAAAGACGGATCACAAGGAAAGAAATTATATCTGGTAGGCGATGCTAACGAAAACACCTATCAGATAAAGGATATCATCAAGCAAAACGGATTCCGTTTTGACGGAAACAACAAACAGTGGTATATTTTCCTGAGCAATGATGATTCAAAAAACAACTACATCATTGACAAATTTGTCCGTCCGCTTATCGACAAGATTACCCAAATCGAGGATAACGGACAAGGCGGTCGTAATCCGGAAACTGTAACAAATGATCTGAAAGGTCAAATTATCAAACAAATTGATCAGGTTATTTCCTCACCAGTTTCCTCCAATACAAATATTCCTACAGCGAATGAGGTCAAGGAGCATCTTGCCGCTTATAAGCAAGAACTGGTCAAAATCACCTCAAGCGAGGAATTCAAAAAGCGTCTGGAGCCTATCATCAAATTCCGTCAAGCGCAAGGTCATAGTTTCTCACTCCTCAATTGTATTCTTGTTTGGGTGCAGGATCCTAAAGCAAGATTGGTCAAATCAGGACGTGTCTGGAAAGACTACTATAACAAAACCGTAATTCCAGGTTCCCCAGCCATTTATCTTTGGTGCCCTCTTGGTTCAAATAAACTAACAAAGCAACAAAAGGAACAAATACAAGCGGATTTTATCAAATCAGCCAATAAACAATCTTATGATGAGTTGACTCCGGGCGAAAAAGATGAACTTCGTGTACAATTGTTAGGAAACAGCAATTCAGGAATGTTCGCTTTGCAGCCTTTCTTCTACGATATCAGATATACCAAACAAATAGAAGGAACCGAGGACGTGACTGGTGACCCGAACGCAAATATTGACTGGTTCTCCGAAGGAGATAATAATGAGAATACTGCCCATCTTTATGACTCTTTGCTGCAAGTAATTGAATCAACCGGAATCAAACTAGGATTTGTTGATGATCTTGGCGGAGCGAGAGGAGTTTCCAAATCAGGAAACATTGATATTCTCAAGACTGGAGTCAAGTCATCTGGAACCATCATCACAATTGTTCATGAATTCGCCCACGAACTTCTCCATCAGAAATATCTTAAGCAAAACAAGGATTATTCTCAATACTTCATCGGAACCTCACAAGGCAGGAGAGCAGTTGAACAGCAAGCCGAATTGACCGCATGGATTGTTATGAAAGAATTCAACTATGATATGCCTACAGCGACAAATTATATGGGTATTTGGGGAATGGACGAGAACAATGCCGCCAAAGTATTCAATGACGTGGCATCAGTTTCCACCTTTATCATTAACAAACTCTATCAGCAATTAAGCAGCAATGGATATATTCAGGAATCATCTGGATATCAGCCAAAGCAAGTGAATATAACTGGTCTTGATGTTGCCAAAATGATTGGTATGGAGGATGTATATCAAAGGGCATTGCAAAGCCAAAGAAATTCTTTCAGAGAAAAGTATTACAGCAACATGATGAACAGAATGGACAATTTGAGGACTGCCGCTGAATAAAAATGTATATTATTAATAAAGAAAAGAATCCGGTTTATATAATCGGATTCTTTTTTGTTTCTACTCTGACATTTGGCGGATAGCCATATTCCTCATATATCTTGTTCAATTGTTCGTTTAGGGCTTTTTGAGTTATATAATCTTTTGGACCGTAATCCATATACATCTCATTGATTGTTCTATTCTCTACGGCTCTGCTTAACGCTTTATTGTATGTCTGCTCAATATTGAATAATTGATAATCAACAATCTTATTCAACTGATTGATTGTTGTTACTGGTTTATCAACTATTGTATTCATTGCAACAAGCAAATCAGACTCACTGCATTTCTCATATATCCACTTTATATCTTCCTTAATCTTTTCCAATACTTGAAATTCTCTGATTTGTTTCTTCAGCATTCCAAAAGGAAACTCGTGGAAATTAACGCTAAAACTCCATGCAATCGCATTATATCCAGATTGTATTCCTTGAGAATATGCTTTCAACTCATGTGGATTATTCAAATAGAACAAATTCGCAAATAGTTTCTGCGGAGCATTCCCTTTCTCCATTAGAATTGTAATTCTTCGATAGAGATCTTTTTGTCTTGGTGTATCAAATGGTTTTTTCAGCAAGTTTCTTTTATATGCTTCGTATGCATGCAATAACTCATGACCGATGGTTCTCTGGATATTATAGGATAATCTTGATATCGGGCATTTGATATTGCAATATAAATCAAATGATTCAATCTTAGGTTTCTCATCATTTGTCCAAACTATAGATTTCTTATCAAATCCGCCTTCCGCAATATCATCATCATTAGAATATTCTGAGGTTATTGTTATCGAGGCATTCTTAATCCGGATGCAATTGAAAAAAGTATCAATGGACGGATAATAGTCAAAAGAAACAATGCTGCTTTGTTGACGCAAGTTGCACATTGATAGTAATTGCTGCTCTATCTCCGGCAATATTTTCTCTATAAAAGGAATTCTTCCTCGTATCTCATTCAACGGATGGACCTTATACAAATCATTATATAAAATACAAGACAAATATTCGTGAGGATTAAAATCAAAAACATTATCCATATCTAAAGTTGTTTTCAACAATATAACAAATTTTCTAAAAACTCTAAATATATAACAAACAAATAATCCGGCTAAATAAACCGGATTATTTTCTAAATTTCTTTATTTGCGTAACTTATCTCATCCTTTGGATACCAATCACTGTAATTCTCCTCCTCTGGAGTCCCAAATGCATCTTGCGTTGTTAACTTAATTTTTGGTATTTCTCCTGTGAAGGTTGGATATTCATCTTGGCAAACAATCGCCGGATATTCTCCTCTCAATATTACTTCTTCTCCACGATGGAGAATCTCTCCAGCTTCATCCATATTTTGATATTCTCTCAGAATCTTGAATACTGATTCCTTAATCAGTTTCTTAATTCCACTTTCCGTTATCTTCATTTTCTTAACTATTTTTCTCACTTATTTTTCTTGGAGGAAATTTGCGGTGCCATTATAATGGCGTATTTGTTCATCATTCTCCGTATGTCATCATATTGCGGAATATTCGCATCGGAATAATATAATATGCCCAAAATGCCGTTAGGGATATCCCCGTCATCAACCATTATAAGCCCGATGTATTTCGCCCCTTCTTTCCTTAATCTGAAATATATCTCAGGATCAATGTCTTTTAACTCTTCTATTTTCCCGAACCAATAATGCCTTTGGTATATATCCCCGATCCACGGATAATTGCTTGTCCTCATATTAAGGTATTCCTGCATTATCTTTTCATAATCATTGGTCGGCTCATCATATGTCATATCCACATAAATGAAATGGAGACCTGATATATTGGTATTGCCGTTGTGCATTTCAAAGACAAATGCCCTGTCAGCGCCTAATGTCTCCCTCAATGTGATCAAATTAGCCCTTATCGCCGGATCAACCTTGATTCTCTCCTCCATCTGCTTTGCGGCGTTCTCCGCTTGAATCTTGCTGATTTTATCAATTATTGGACCGGGATTGAAAAAGCAATAAAGCATAAAGAAACAAATAAACAATACCAAAAATGTCAATATCGTATTCTTCAACCCATGCTTCTCCATGAAATGATTTAGTTTGGCGAACACGCTCATCGCCTTTTCCGCTCCGTCTATGATATCGGAGCCGTTGCCACCGCTATTGAATCCGCTGTTGTAGTCCTCCATGACAAATCCTCCTTATTTGTTGATTTTTCGCATCAAATCCAACATATTGGCGACGCTTTTATCCTCATTTATCCTCTGGGTTCTTGTCGTCTTCGCTATGGTATCCTCAGGCTTGTAGTTCATCAACGAGGTCATCTTGTTCAATGCCTCATTAAAGCCGTAATCATCCTTATGCTCAAGGATAACCGCCTGTTTGCCTTCCCATTCGCAAAGATAGGCATTGCCAACTCTATCAACCATCTTGAATCTCGTGCCATTCTTCTTGAACTCATCAGGAATCCTTTCCCTCATATGCTCCTCGTTGAAGAATCTTGTCTTCTTGAATCTGGCGGTTCTCACCTTGTTCTCGAACATCTCATCCTTATCCTTCCTGAATGTCTTGTCATCCCATTCCCTGGACTGCAAACCTGACTTATTGAAATCTTTCTTATCTTTATGAAAATCGCCAGCACTCTTTGTCAATGTGTCATAAATCTTCTTGTTTCCAGAATAATCGCCCTCTTTCTCAATACCATTATTCTGCTCCAATTCTGATGTATAACCGAGAACCTGAGTCTTCACCCGTTTCTTGAACTTATCATCGGCTCCAGCGATATTGTAATCAAGAAGGGTTCTGTTGTTGTCTTCTTTTTCAAATTTGGCATCACTACCGCCCATCTCTTTCTTAAGACCGCCGTCAAAATCCTGTGCTCTTTTCTTCGCGTCGGCATAGGCTTCCTTGTTTTGCTTCTTTTCAGTGCTTTCAACGCCATCACCGATTTTTGCCTTCAATTCATTAGCACTTTCCTTGATAAGACGCTTAATATCAACTACTTTATATGCTGTATTATTTTTCATTTTTTTATCTTTTTTTCGGAATTATTTGTTTGAATATGTATTCTTTATTATATTTTTCATTTTTTCCTTAGATTCCGGAGACCAATTCTTATAATAAGGGTTCCTAAAAGTCATGTTAGGCAAATCATTATCTTTCCACTGATAATCTTTTGTTCCATCCTGAACTTTATTCTTTTCCCTCTGTTGTTTCTTCAATGAATAGTCTTTAAATCCCCCATTATATTTGCCATCCGGATAAGAATCATAGTTGGCATTTCTATTAATGACCACGGCATAAATGATATCACCGTTTATTTGTTTTGCCAGTTCTATGAATCGAAGTCCATCATTAGGATTCATATGATATCCTTTTGAATTTGCCCATGCCATAGCGGATTTGCCCTCATCGTATTCAGGCATATCATGGCTTGTGAATACTCCGATGACATCATTATCAGTGGCATTATGCAAATCCATAGCTTCTGATGAATCCTTATATGCCCTGCCGTATTTCTTGAATATATCGAAAAGTTTTTGGCTCCTTAAGCCTTGTGATTCTTCAAGTTGTTCCTTTTTCTTTTTTTTCTCATTCCAACTCTTATCCATAATATTCTTATGATCAAAAGCTGGATCTTTCTTGCCTATGTCAAGTCCCGGGGCATCGAATCCGAAATCACCGAACATGGTGTCTGTTTCAGCAGGACAATCCTCCATTAATTTGTTTTTGACATATTCCAATTGCTCCTTAGTTATATACAATTTTCTCCGGATTGGCTTTTTGAACAACGGCTGCTCATACTGTCCTGAGGAATCAGCACTGGTGGCACCTCCAGATATCTCGCCCTCACAATCCTCACTGAGTCGCTTCTTGACTTCTTTTTTCTTTCTTTGCCTTTCCATACGTACTTTATTTTCTTTCTCCTCTTTTTCCTTGTTGATCGGATCTAAACGTACAGTTAAATCATATATATCATCAAGCGGGTCTAAAGATGAATCTACAAGATAAACATTATTTGTCTTAGATAATTTTTCTATTTCCTGGCTGATTTTGCCCAACTCATCTGTCAAGCCCCACATATTCTTTCCGAATATGAATTTAATTTTGTTCCCGTCTTTCTCAATCTTGATTTTTGACAATTCTGGCAAACGGTTTGCGTTTATTTCGGTCAAAATATTTGAATAATCTGGTATTGTTTTATCCATATTCTCTTTAATGATCTCATTATCGCAGGTATAATTCTCAAAAAGACTGATATAGGCATTTCTCATTTTCCTCGTATAGTCTTTTCTAGGAATCCTGTATTTTATAGAAAAATTATCTTTTGTAGGCTTGCCGTTCTTATCAGGCTCTCCCTTTATGATTCGTTCTTTTCTGGTGATTATTGAACTGTCCGGATCAGAATTGTCCGATTTCTTAAGCAATAATTCAAGACAAACCGGTCCCGTCAAACCAAATGATTTAAGAAATTCATCCGGCTCGGCATTTTGAGGATCTGTCAAAAGTTTTTTCATGTAATCCTCCATATGTGAAATGAACGCATATCGCGTCATCTCCTCACCCTTGGCATTGCGTTTCTCCAACATGTTTATCGTTCAATTTCACTCTGAAAAAATCCTGACCTTTGCCATAAGGTCTTGAACAACATGTTCACGGATTTGGCTACTATCTTTTTTACCTCTTTCTCCAAATCCTTATTGTGTTTCAATGCCTTGGCTATCTTTTTATCCATATCATCTGTTGATACCTCGGATATTATACCCTCGGTTATCAACCTATGGATTTGTTCCTCATTTAATATTAATTTTCGATTTGCCATAAATATGCAATAATCAATATATTCATAAATAGTTAGATTTTCTTGATAATTATTGACTAATTCGATTTTCCTCATTATCTTATTAATAACTAAATCAAAAGAAAAATGCTATTAAAAATATTTGTTTTCATACTGATTTTCGCCATACTGTTCCTTATCCGGGAAGGCTTCTTATTTTACAAAGCAATCCAAACTGGAGAGAAAAACATGACGGTTTATCGTCTTTTCGGAATAGGCGCAGCATTAGCATATATATTCACAATAATTTTTACAGGATTTACTTTTTAAGATATGACAGACAGCAACATAGAGCAGAGAATCCTCGCTCTCGGCAATTATTTCCGGGGCATGCAGGTATCAATTGATGACAATAACAATAAACTGGTCATAGTGACGGTAAAATTCCCTGAAAACTGGATTATTGCCGACGAGTTATCAAGCAAATTCGGCGTAACAGTCATGAAAGGGGAAAAGACGGAGTATTATTTTGCAATTGAAATTAGTAATGGCTTCGGAAAGATTTTCGACGCCATAGAATATAACATCGAAAAGATGAAAAGGGCACAGGAACGAGCTAACCTGTTAAAGAAAAAAGCCGTTGAATTGCAAAACCTTTTCGCTGATGAGTCTATTCCGCTTGAGAAACTCCGTACATTGAACTTTGACTACAACTCAACATTAATCCCGTTGCCGACGGAAACAATGGATCTTAATGTTCCGGTGAATGATTTGATGATTAATGATCCTAAAGTATTAGCCCCAAATGAGGAACCGATAAAAGCGGGTAACGCAGCGATATATAACGCCCCATCAAGTTTTCCGTTATCAAATGAGTCAAATGTGATGCCTTCACCTATGGATGAAAGGAACGAGCCTATCCCTGAAGATATCCCTAACAAAAAGAAAAAGAAATGAGTTCTGGATTATTAATTCTAATATATAGCATAGCCATTTATGGTTTCTCCAATATCATTGTTTTCGGAAGTGGTCCGTTCAAGATATTCGAAAAATTACGTGAATGGGCTTACAGTATCAGTGAACATTTTCATCTATTGTTCAGCTGCATGATGTGTCTCCCGGCTAATTTAGGATTATTATGCTCCTTGTTCAACTGGTTTTTCGTTTCCATACCTTTCACTCCGTTCAACATTGCATTTCAAGGAACAAATCTATGGTGGCTTGCGATGTGCTTTGATTCCGTATTCACCTCCGGCATTGTCTGGCTTATTCACAATATTGAAAGTTTTTTCGAGAATCTCAGCGAAAATGATGAAAAAGGAACTGTTTCCGCTGAGGATTCAATCGAGGTTGACGATATAACCACTCAAAACAAAAACAATGGATGAACAAACAAAAAAGGAAATCAATCGCCTCTACAATGATGTCAAGTCATCAAAAGATAACCTTGAAATAGCGAAAAATTCTTTTGCGGAAACACTAAATAGCGGACTTGGTGATGAAATGATTAAATATTTAGATAATCCTAAGCCAATATCCAAGAAAAAGAAAAATCTCTGGAGAAAAATATCAGAATTGTTCTGACAAATCTCCAGAGATTTTTTTGCAATATATATTGAAAACCTTAAGGTTAGGTGCGTGGTTTCTTTTTCAGAATTTGTTGAGCCTCAGCATATTCCTTTGAAAAATCAACGCTTCCTTTATTCCTGAAATTCGCTTCCGCCATCTTCAAAAACCTGTATGCGGCGGTGCCACGCAATGTAGGAATATATGTTTTTGGAACTACTGGCATTAAGACTCCATGTTCTTCAATGATTCAAGTTCCCTTGCCGCCTGATACCATGAATCCTTCCAATTCTCGTAATATCCCTGCATCTTGACTAAAAGTTTGATATTCTCATTGCTGAGAATCAACCCGTCACCCCAGATAAAACATCCGTTTCCGGTGCTTGTCTTAAGCACCATCTGGAATTCAAGGTTGTTCATAGCCGGGATTGTACCGCTGAATACAATGTTACCATTTTTTGGAAGATATATAAGCGGGCTCTCAGCCGGATTATCCGGATTAGCCTCGGCGAACTCGGCTCCACCGCTGACCGCCGACCTGAATTCATTAATCTGGTTAGACAATACATGATCACCAAATTTTATGTCATCAGTGATGGCGATGGCTTTGATATCGTCAAATTTCTTGTCAAATGAATCCTCCTTCAGCAATGCCGTCTTATTAAATTTCGACTGCTCCTGCATAAGATCCCTTATATGATTGAGCATTTCACGCTCGTAATTTCTGCTATTTTCCATTTTCAACAATTTCTAGCAATAAGTAGTCCCGTTCCATACATTTGTATAGTAATGGTTACTCATTTTCTGCTCCATCTTATTCACCTCTTTCTTAGCCTTCTCCAGTTCCTCCTTAAGAATATCCTCGGCATTCTCCGGATTCTCCTCTATCTTGGAGAAAACCTCTTTCTGACGCTCATCCAGTTCCTCGATCTTATCACTGAGCTCCTGAATGTTCTGTTCAGATTCCGTCACTGTTTCCTCTGCTTTTGGCTCCTGCTCTGGAATTGTCACATCAACATTTTCAATAGCGGCTTTAGCGTCTTCTATATTAACAGTATTTACTGATTCGGTCACAACTGGCTCTTCTGTAGCCTTTGCTTTCTTGATTGCTCTTGCCATAAAAATTACTTTTTCAAAAATATAAAGATAAGAAAATCAATAATAAATAGTTTCTAAAAACGAATTATCTTCTGAATCGTGTTCCGTTCATCTGAATCCTTATCTTGGATAATCCGGTCTGCTTCACCAACTCATCCTCCAATTCCCTCCGTTTGTCAGAAAGCTTATCATAAGATCCCATAAGGTACAATCTTTTTAGTGAATCCCTTTTCTTCCATTCCGAAACCAGATTATAAAATCTCACTGCATCTCCCGATGTCTTGCAGAATATAATATCATAAATACCATCATCATTCTTGATGAGAATCTTGTTCTTATATTTGATAAAACGCTTGTAACAATATCTGTCATCCAATCCAGGCAATATAATATTCTCGTAAATCCATCTAAATGTTTTGCGTTCTGTCTTAGGGTTCAATCCCCATACCCAAAAGGTCTCCTCCACTTTGTATCTGTATTGGTCATATATCACCCAATTTTTATTCGCAAAACTTCTAGTTATCTTTTGTTGTACTATTTTACCAAATTCATTCCTCGCGGTGGCATTCTCTTTGCTTCCGTCACGATTCTTTTGCAATATCAGATATTCGTGGACCAACTCATTATGATCATTCCTGTCACTATTGTTTACCATTTGAGGAAAATCAATTGTATTGTCTTTTTCTTTTAGTTGGTTGAATACCTTATATGCCTCCTCTACCGTCTGATAACATCCGACCCTACCATCCTGCACCCCATTGCAGCATGATATTATCTTCCAATCAATCGTCCGATAGTTTTTCTTTTTGTTCCTGTCGGCTATTTTTACATATGTATATTTATGTTTTCGCTTCGGTCCACGTTTTTTCGGGCGACCAACTTTTCTTTTTTTTACCATTTTTGTTTGGTATTTCGAAAATCTATTATTACCTTTGCTGTACCAAAGATAATACATTTTTTATTTAATTACTAAATTATATGGCAAAATTTCAGAAAGCAAGCGAAGACATTGAGAAAATTGTCATCGAGGTAGCCAACGAACTTGGCTTGGCTCAGTATGGTCTCGATTTCGAGGCATTGTCCGTCCCTAAGGCAAAAGATGTCTGCACGGTATCAAAAGCGTCAGCCGTGGCTGAATATCTTTCCAAACGTGATGACCTCATTCTGGTTATCTGTTTTGAGGAAGCATTCGACCTGACGACGGATGAGGAAACCAAATATATGTGGATCAGAACCGCAATGGAGAAAATCCATGTTGATACTGAAAAAGATAAGGTATCTCTGGATTGCCCAACAATCAATGTTCCTGTCGGATTGTATAAGAAGTATAAATCAGCGGTTATTGACGCAGCAATCAAGGGAGCGGATATCATTGCAGAGATTGATCAGAAACGGAAAGAAGAGGCTGAGGCTAAGAAATCCCTCAGAATAAAAACCAAGAAAAACCAGCAATAAAAAAAGGAGAGCAATCTGCTCTCCTTTCTCTTTTATTATCAATCTGTTAGAATGTGCCACAATCAATTATCATGCTATCAAAATCAAACTCTACATTTTTAGTATCATCGGATTTAGTAGCAGTAATATTATTAGCACCTGTATTTTTAACGCTTACGCTTTGTACCGCAGATCCTGCTTTACCTACTGCTTCAGTTAATGCTGTCGTAGCAGCTACAACTACCTTATTAGCTTCAGCTGTAGCACTTACATAAGTGTCACCAGTAGCGGAAACATTTTTATTCCCCAATGCTGCTATCGCTGCGGCTACGGTTTCGTTGTCCGATACTTTAATATCACCCGCACCTAATACCGGATTACCAGATATTTTCTTTCCATTAACAGTATAATTCCCAACTGTAGTACCTAATGTATCTACCGATGCTTTTGTGGCTATCACAGTTGTATCAACGCTGAATGCATGATCATCAAGGGTTAATCCGCCATTTTCCTTTGCCGTATAAACGTCGATAAGGCTTGTCACATTGACATACATGCTCTTATCACCGCCATCAGTATTCCATACAAGGTGAATATATGTACCTATCAGATCATCAGATGGATTGGTAACCAACTCAGCATTAGTCAACATTCCGTCCTTAATAAATGCGCTTGCATCAAGTTCAGCGACCACCGCGTCACCTATTCCAGTAAGTTGAATCTTATGAGTAGCCTCGGCATAAGCCAACCCAAGAGTGGTGGAAAGATTCTTGTCCGTCAATGTCAACACCTTCTCGTTGGCTGATACTCCGGTAACAGTAGCGGCAGGAATTTCGGCAATCTTTGCATTGAGATCATTCAATGCTGCGGAAGTTGTCTTCTCATTGTCAAGAATGGTGTTTTCAATATTCTCTACCACATTCTTGACATTATCGCCAGTAAAACCGGTATTGGCATGAGTCCCGTCAAATGCTATCTCAGATGCCTTCGTTGGAACCTCAATGTTAACTGCCTTGTCGGTAATAGTCAAGTCAGTGCCATTTCTCTGGATTTTCTCTATCTTGTTGACCTGAGCATTTGCCTCTACGTTATCACCGATCTTTTTACTTATTGCATCAATGTTACCCTGAAGTGCAGTTTTTGTGCTATCGACATATGATTTAACATCATAAGCCTCAACAAGACCTTTATTGGTCTCACTAGCACCAGATACTGCCTGTACCGTAACTGTAACACCTATTTTTTGCTTTTTGTCAGCATCTTTTTCTGATATAGTGGTGGTTACATATGTGCCATCAGTACCTTTCTCGATTAACTGAAGGGCTGAACTAGTTGTACCTGTTAAGTTTTCAAGGGCGTTAATCTTTCCTTCTAACTCAGTCTTAACGTTACCAACATATGTCTTTGTCGTTTCATAATCTTCGAACCATACAATTTTTGACCCTGCATTGTTCAATGTGCCGAACTGCGCGGTTCCATCAGCTGGATGAACAATTATAATTTCGCCTATCTTAAGGTCACTTGCGGTTACGCCACTTGCTTCTTGACCATGAAGATGAATGACTGTTTGCTTTCTGTTAAATGCCATATCTATTTATTTTTTTTTGTTTTTATTTTCAAATCATCAATAAATAGTCAACTCAAAAGATAAATTAAGCAATCTTATAATCAAAAATTGCTGTTGAGGGAATCATTTGTTCTACAAAAGGCATAATCACATTCAAAATATATTCTTTTCTTGCTTCCTTGAATGCAGCATCATCTTTATTGACGCTTGTAAACTCTAATGTGAATTTTTTCACATTTATTATCTCATCAGCATCAGACTCCTCTTTATCCAATTTGTCTGTATCCTCGCTTAGTTCTCCATCTTTTTCGCATGACAACTTACTGAAATCTATTGAACTATCCTTAAAGTATTCAATTTTGGTATTATCCTCTACCGGATCACTGACGTTAAACCCAATTTTCTTTATTTCTTCTATTTCATTCTTTTCCAATGATGAGAACATATTGTTATCAACCGCATAACCAAATATATGTTCAAACAGGTTTAGATATTCCTTGCCATTGTCATAATTGCCATATCCGCAATGAGGATTATTGCCTTTTTCAGTTTGTTTCAATGATTCAAGGTATAATACCCTTGTGGCATCCTCTGTTGAATTATTTTCAATTTCTTGTTTGCTTATTGATTTCCAGCCAATACAACCGGATTCCTTATCTTTTCCGATTACCGTGGAATAATTCTTGTTCTTCAAAATAAAATAATGGGAAGCGTTGTTCACAACTTCAACATCCACAGTCTCATCATAATCTGATAATTTGCTGATATTGGTAACATAACAAACATCATTATCCCTTAAATCCGTATAATTGAACTCCAGCATTTCGGTCAAAGTATCAGCAAACCTGAGGTATCCTAAAGTCTCGGAATAAAGTTCAACTTTGCCATTTGCCGTGATTGTTGTTATCTTAGGGGCAATTTCCAATTTGATATCTTTCTCCTCAACTTTTCCCCAACCGCCTTTCATTTGGAAATAAGTATCTCCATCATATTTCAAATCAGGATCAAACCAAGGAATCACTTTCTTTGTTGTTTGCCCATCACTGCCAATCTCCTCAACCAACGCCAATGGCAAACCGGATAATGGATCTATATCAACGCTTTCGCCTGACTCCATGTCTTTTTTACTGTTGTATTCAACAATATCATCATAGTTCAAATCTCCGGTTGCTTTTACAATATATTCCTTCAATTCATAATCAGCGGTATAATTGCCATCCGGATTAACCTTCTTTAATTTTTCAACCCTTTCTTTGGATATCATTCCAAAAAGTCCCAATAAGGTCTCTATCCCCTGTCTGGTGCCCTTCATTGAATTGATGTAATTAGAGTTAAGTTTCAACCGCCTCAAGAACGCTGAATTTGCATCAACCCCGTTATATTCCTCGTAATATTTATCTTTATACTTTTTGCCGTTCTCTCCGTTCTTTACCCCGATTTTCACTGTCAATGTATTATCAGTCGTAGGCGATACATTAGTCAGTTCCCATCCCGCCAGTTCATTCTGGTCTGAAAGGAAATAATCCGGAGTATTGTTCTTCTCATCATATGTTATTCTGTTTGATGACTTGATGCCATTAATCATCAGCAAAATATCATCATATTCCCTACCATATATTCTCAATATTTTCCCTATCCTTGTCGAGTCGATATCACTTGCATCCTCAACCTCGCCGTCCTTATTACGGATAAATGTCCAATCAAGATTTTTGATAGCCTCATGAGTCATCATCCTCCATATATTATCAGAGTCATAATTATCATGAAAATCCGCCAATTTAATCAAACGTTCCAGATACATAGAATAAGCGCTTGATGACAAATCCGGGGTAAAGCCATCACTGACAGTAGGAAATATGTAGGATTCCATCCTGTAGTGATAGCCGTAATCATCCATATAAGGAGTCTCGAATTTGGCGCAATACAATGGCTTTGATGATCTATCCAATAAAACCTTCTCAAAATCATCTAAAGTATCAAAATATTCTTTAACTTTTTTTTCTTTAACTCTGGCTAAAACCGTAGATCCCGGATTTCTTGATAATAAATATTTTTGGCTATCTTTATAATAAACAAGAACTTGTGCCCCATTAATTGTTACATGAGCCACAATGGTTCCATCGCACCAAGGATATGGTGCTTGTCCTTCTGTTGATGCTGTTATATTATTACCCTTATCATCACAATAATCATCAATGCTCAACTGCAAGAATTTCAATTTATCTTCATCATCACCTAATGATATATTCGCCGGGCTGTCAACATCAACCAATGTCTCATTTGAAACCTTATATAGTTGATTATGCTCAGATCCGTCTACAGCATCATATATCTTTACCCAAACTTCATTTCCATCATCATCTGATGTCTTATTTGCTGGTTCTGTTGTTAATATGATTGATCCCGGAAAATGTTGGACAATATCATTGATTGATGCCCTTACCAATTCCGTGGCTGATCCATAACAAGCAAAGTCTCTCAGTGAACTATAATCTGGCTTAATGACGATTTTAGTGTCATCAGATACCGTCTCATCAACGGTATCTAACGTCCATTCTGTTCCTGTTTCTCCGTTTGACTCCCATTCATCCCATTTCCCTCTAGCATGCCTCTTTCTCGGATTGCCTCCTGGTCTTATCTTGAACTTGAAATTGGATTCAGAGAATGTCTGCTCATCCTCACCTAATTCCTGTATGGTAAAGTAATCATGTTCATAAATCGCCCCGTCAGGTGTCAAAACATGACGCTTCGATAAAGTGTAATTCGCTTTGGTCTTGATTCTATTGTCTTTCCTCGCCATGTTACTCTCCAATTACATTGTCATAATTCTGAGTACTGTCGATTGTATCCTTCTTGACCTTGACATCATAAACAGCCACTCCGAGTGAATTTTTGATATTATAAACCTCTTTCTGAATATAGATATCCTTATTAGAATTATATGTTGTGAGTATGCCGTGATCCCGGTCAAGAACCTGATCACCTTCAAGCATGGTCGATACTGTATCAATATCATGATCAACCATCTCTATCTCAAGCATTTTTGGAGAAAACAAAGTGTTATAGATACTTACGGTTTCAGTTGCCTTACCGATATAAGGTGACGCATCCGGCTTGAATGATAAAGTCGAACTCGGAGTCAAGGTACAGAATACCAGATTAGATGAGTTATCCGTCAAGTTATATCTTGTTGTCTTAGGATATGAATCACCAAGGTTCACCACCACTGGAGTACAAGGATTGCATGATGTAACCAATCTGACCGTTCCATCTTCATATTCTATACGATATCCGGTCAAATCATCAATCCCGTCAAGTTCTCCAGTCAAATTTAGAACAATACCTTTGACCTCAGGATAAGCAGCAAGTACCGATACATCGACAATCTTGGCTTTCAATTCTCTCGGCGCAATATATATTGTATAAAATCCTTTGGCATTGAAATAAACCAATGGCAATCTTAAATTATATGCTCCTTTAATCACATTATCCTCATCATCTTTAACTTCTGCAAGACATTCGCTCGCATTCAAGGATTTAAATGACTGGAACGTGTCATCCTCAGTGCTTCTTGTCGGACGATAATAATAAAAGATGTTTACATCTTTTGATATGTCAAAACTCGCCGGTCTTATAGACCCAAATATTCCTGTTGCCATTTTTCTATAAGTTGAACCAATTATTCTGATAGTTTTCAAGGTCTTGGAATGTATTGCATTCCGCCAACTTGAAATAATTCTCGAATGCTGATGCCGCCCCCCGGTTTATCTCAATATCAACCTCGGACTTCACCGGAAAATTCAAACCATCAGCAATATCCTGCTTGAACATTACTTTGGGTTTAAGCCCGTTTAAGGCATCCATTGTTCGCATTCCTAATATTTGAGCAGAATTGTACTTCCTTTCCTTAGGAATGTACTCTCCATTATTGCCTATAGCGGTTAAATCATTATCTGTTGCTTTTTCCACCGGATTATCTATATCAATATATTCTCCATATATTTCAATCCCGTCATACCCTTCAAAACAGAAAGAATATAAATGATTTTTTTCATACTTATAAATATCCTGCAATATAACTCCTCTATTTTGTTCATTTTCAATAGTTGAGATTATAGCCTCCCCATTAGATTTGCATTTTCCACCAATGTTATATGTTATGACTAATTGCCCATTATCATTTTCATCTCTACCAATAATATAATCTCCAAAGCAATTTTCATCATCAACTTTATAGAAATTATGAACTTCCCCTTTTTTATATGGTATCATTAGATAACTTCTATACCCATAGATGGTATCTGTCTCATATGCTTTATATTTCGCCAATATATGAATCCAATCCCCATCTACCAAATTTGGCTTTAGTGTTCTTAATATAGGCATCCCTTCTTCGACTACAGTTGCTGTGAAATAATAAGAATTACTTTTAACAGAAGATTCATCATCATGGCATTCTTCCATTTTTTCCGAAGGTTCTGCTTTTATATATTCATATTCTCTGCCCTTAAAATATCTTTCTATCTCAGTATCATCTTCTTTTTTTTCAACGAACTTTAGTATTGGTAAAGGTGTAATGCTTTCAATATCCAATTTAGGCATTTCACTTACTTCTGTAGCATTGTCTTTTTCTTCTGTTGTTAAACTCCATTCACTAGTTTCTGCATAGTTGTAATAATGGCGATAAATACATTTATAAAAGCCATCTTCCTTTTCAAATACACCAGGAATAACTCCATTATCATCAGATTGATAATCATTCATTCTTACAGCCTGTAATTGGGATTCAACTCTCAAAGCATCCTCCTCATTTTCAGATCTATACACTTCCCATTTTGAATATAAAGTCTTTGTTTCTGATTTTATTTTAGTTTCGCCGCATTTGTCTATGTAATAATGAGGCTTCGGATTACCATTCTCATCTTCGTACTTTACAGAATTTCCGTTTTCATCCACATATTCCGTCCACAAACCGGTATCCCTATATTCATTGGTAAATAATAATGGAAACTCCATATTTGGCACTAAAAAATGCCCAGATAAGCCTTTTATCGTACTAATTGCTTCATTAAGCAATGTATCCTTACCTTCAAGAAACTTCATCATTTCGTCGCCGCCCATTGCCGTCCATTCCTTGTCAACAATCTGCGACGGCTCGTTCTCTCCGGCTATTTTTTCATAGCAGCATGAGCCGCTTGAATGAATTTCAAACCACTTTTGCCATTTAGGAATATCTGAATAAGCAATTTTCTCAGGAACATAATCACCCTCGATATCCTGCGGTATATTCAGATAGCCGATGAACTTTTCCTCCATGTCCTTGCATATGGACCAGGGACCCTTACTAAATGCTAATCCAAATTTTATCCATCTTTCAGAATCCTTATTGATTTTTCCTGCGGTATCCGGATATTCCCAATAGGTTTGTTTATTCCCGTCCTTGTCTTCCTCGATTTTAGCTACCTTGTCTTGATTTGAATGAATCACTCCGTTTTCATCCATGGAAACCCCTACAAGCAATATGAACTCATCTATCGGCTTTTCCTCATCATTGGGATTATCCCAAACAAACCCATATTCACCTTCTTTTGCAAAATTAGGTATAATACGAGGTTCATAATCCTCTCCTTCTTTTTTTACCCCTTTACCATAAAAGTTGCATGGGGCATAATCATACAACTCCTTTACCTCATCAAACTTATATGTCCATACCTCTTTAGGCTCATAAACTGGGTTTCCATCACAATCATATTTTGTCAATACATCATGCTCTTTTATATGCTTGACTAATATTCCATCTCGTATTTGTTTTTTTGCGTAATGATAAGCATTGGAGAAATCAAGATATCTGAAACGAAGATAATGTTTTGACTCTTCTTTTTTACCAAAATCGCATACATATTGTTTGAAATTGCCATTGGAATCCTCATCATTCTCCTCCGGATTAGGATATACAATTGACGGCTTTCCATTTTCATCAAGCACAACATAAGGAAGAAGCCCTTGTACATGGCTTCTCGCACTATCCATATGCCCTAATCTCCTGATTGTCATTCTCCTCGTTTTAATTTTGGCTCAAACAATGTCAAAATCAACTTTGTGTCATCTATCTTGATATGCTTGCTTTGAGGTATTCTGTAATAATAAATCCCCTGATCAATATTATAACCTGTCAATATCTTAATATAAAGTATATCAAGGATATTTCCCTCATCGCTTTCCGATTTTTTTACTACAATATCATCATTACTTGCTACCAATGGTATTGTCTTTCCGTTTTTGGCATTGTTGAATTCAACCTTTAAATAAATAGGTTTCTCGTAATTTTTGCCCTCTTCAAGAATAACGTTTTCAGGTACTTCCTCATCACCCAATGGAGCATCCTCGGCGAATAAATATATATTGAACCCCTCGGCGCATTTTGTTTTGTCGTGCTCATTGGTTATTGTTATTTGACTATCAACTCTATAGCCTTCATCAGAGCATAACCCCACAGCATATTTCCACCGTTCGTCCTCAGGCATCTGTTCAATATACTGTTTCTGCTTCAAATACTTTCCATATATCTCTCCGGAATCAAAGAAAACCGTCGAATAGTTTAGCAATGATTGATTCACCGGATCATTCCTGTCATAATATGACAGTCTGACGAAACTCTTACTTATTTTTGCTTTCTGGAAAAAGATATCATTGTCATCAAACCCAAAATATCCAAGCAAATCTGATTTTCCGTCTTCTTCTTCAAACCATCCAGTTTCGGACTCATTATCCGGGTCGATATACCATCCATCCTCAAAACCTATATCCTTACCATTTTTTATAATCTCTTCCCACTTCACATTCTTCATACCAGTCGCACCAGTCAACGGGGCACGTTTCCTGAAATGCATGTTTATCTCGATTTCCGTCAACAATTGAAGTTTTCCACTTTCATCCTTAAACATCGGAGCATACTTGATTTTCTCCATATTGATGATTGGCGGTATATTACGGTTTATCTCATCGTTTACCAATTGATCCTCCTGAACATCCGATAATCCAAGGTTTGACGAATCATTGTCAGATTCCATCTGTACCGGAACATTCCAAAAGGCATAATCCCGATTTAAGAATACAGTCTGCTCCTTGAAATCGTCTATGCTACAGCCAAATCCATACAATTTGCCATTCTCATCAAAAAAACAATTTTGTGCGGATTGAAAATAAGCAGCATTTTTTATCTCATCTTGATGTACTTCTTTTAATAATACTTCATCAGTCAAGAAATCTTCTGGCAAATAGGTATAGGTAGCATTCTCTTTTTCGTTGCCATTGCAATCAGTCTCTATTGTTGTTTGTTTCAAATCATTACAATCAGCGATAGAATATCCACCACTTTTTAGGATTAATACATCATAAGTGCCTATTTTCTTATCATCTGCATTATATGCGATAATTTTTGGTTCACTGGCATTACCATTCAGATCTTGCAAAAATATATTATGATCAGTCTTGAATCTTGCTACCGTGCCAAGAAACATCCCTTTATCATCTGATAATTCATAATAAGGGCTTTCATATACCGATAATGTTCTATTCTCCAATCCAGCACTAATTTCCTCATCGGTCAATTCTCGGTCAACCAATGACCACTCACCGTCAATCTCCTCAGAATATATTGTATCAACTGGATATAGTTTATCCGGCTGAGGAATCCCTTCCAATATCAGATTGGCATTGCCGTTTTCATCAACTTCATTTTCCAATACTGTCAAACTACCTGATAATACTTTCACTCTTTCCCCTCTATCGGCAAATCTTCTGAATGTCAATTGTGATTTCGGGTTTAATCCCTCCGCTTCCTTGCGGTCAGTTATAACCTCGGTATTCCCATCATCATTAATCTTCAAACTTTTAATGGTGATAGGCTTTTCGCCATATATCGGCTTATATAATGGTATTTTAATTGTATCCTTCGGCATAGTCTAATAACAAATGTTCTTGTACTTATCAAGTATATATTGAACGGCTGACATATCAATAGGTTCACTTCCTTCGATATAATACTTTTTCATAGGATTCTTTTTTTCGCCCTTACCCCATAATAAACCGAACTCATTGTTCGGATCCTGTCTTCTCACAAAAATATTGAATCCTTTCTCTATGTAAAAACAACCATTAGCAAATGGCATATTGTAAACATCACTGTCATTAGGAGTCTCTGATGCAGATAAAACACTTCTCCATACCAGTTTCCCGCTTGATGGGAGATATCGGCTGTATGTCGGGGTTGAATACTCAGAAACTATCGCGATAATATTCTTTATATTCTCTTTAAAATAGTCATAATCCTCATCACTCAGCAATATCCATGGCAGATTATTCTCATCGACGTTATCCACACATCCCCAAAATGTCTTTTTATCCTTTATGTTGAAAAATCCTATTGTATCATCTTTTATGAATTTATAATCAATAGGGCATTCGGTAATCTTCACACCCTTAAGTTTATAATCTTCACCAATCTCCTTTATTGGCAACTCCAATTTATCACCAATAGGCAAACAATCTACTGAATTCAAATTACTCAATTCTTTTACCTGCATCTCATAATTCGAATGATAAAAATATCCCTCAGGGCAAATATTAGCTAATGTCTGCTCGTTATTATTCTTTCCATTAAGAAAATATTCTTTCGTTTCAAAGGTTGTTTTTTTTGTATCATTCAAATCATAATCGTCATATATCAACTCATCATATTTGATTGTTGAATACTGGGAATTTGAAATCTCCCTCTGAGCGGTATTAAAACGGTAATAAGTATTCTCTATCACTGTTTCCGTATATTCCGCTGGATTAAACTCAACAACATCACCCCAAAACTCATCATCGCCTATTGTGATTCCTTCATCTTGCATATTTCCCTCTTTCAATCCATATAACGCTTCCGGTTTAGCTGCTATCTCTTCGCCCCAATAACTGCTTATCTTTCCGTCAGTAATATCAATATTATGAATATAACGACAATTATAATTCCTTATAAAATCAGAATCAGTAAATCCACTCCATATCCTATTGCCTTCAGAATCCTCTTCCTCCAAATCCTCTTTCTTTCCTAAATCAAGCCCTCCTGTAATCTTTCCAAAACAATGCGAATACTCAATTGTATCTCCTGTAAATGTATCTTGTTTATACCACTCCTTATAACCGGCATTATTCTTCACCACCGTAAAATATAATGAACTAACAGGTCTCCCTAAATTGTCTTTCAGCCCATCAGTATTGATATCATCTGTATATACAATCTGAGCAATAGGATCGCCATAAATATTCTCTGCAAATGCGCCTTTGGTTATACTATTTCTTGGTTCTACCTCATTTCCATTACTATCTCTATATAATACTTTTTTTAATATTTTGAAATAATATTCGCATTCTGACCCATTTGTTTCTTTCCTATACCATAACCCATCTTTGAACCCATTTTCAGCAAAACGTGCAACAGATTCATATTTCACACTGAAATATCTGTTTTGTTCTGTTCCGTCTGGTTTTCCTGTTGAAATCACCCTCACCGATGCCTCCATACGAGTTTGATCTGTCCCGTAATAGAATCTTACGCGATCATTCTTTGACAATGTATGACGAAATAATGTACGGCAACACAATGTATCATTCCCGTTGGAATCATAACATCTTTTCCAAAAACATTGAATTGCATTATTTTTTGAGTTTCCGTTAATCTCGTTGACCTTATCCTTATCTGCCTTATAGACATATGTTATTGCATAATTCCAGTTTTTTTCAATACGATTCCTGAATTTATTATATTTCGGTATAAAAGAATATAGGGTTCTATCAGGGTACATATCAATAAATTCACAAGCCTTATTACCTAATAGCATTCGATTTATTGATATATTCTTATCACCAATTTTCAAATTCGGAATGTCAATGTTTCCTGGATTAGTAAATCCGTACCAACCATTCTTTGTACTTATACGGTTAATAAAAGCCTCATAAAATGTCAAAATAGTGTCATGTTGATACAAATGTATTGGAGTCTCATTTTTATCATCATAAATCACCCCGACTTTTTCATTCACACTATTCCCATTGCAATCCCTTAATGTATCCTCTAATGTATTATATTTGTCAGTTTTTGCATCATTCAGATTTTTATTTACATGGGTAAAACCATCATTACGAAGCATATGATTATTAAAAATATCAAGCCCGCAATGATAGACAAGCCCCCCAATTTCGTTATGGCTATATTCTGTATCTTTTATTGCTTGTTTTCGAGTAACGTCTGAATTATTGCCAGCATTAGTTAATCCATCCACATCAGCCGACTTATCATCAAACAATACCTTACAATGGTCAGACCCCTCATCTTTCATCACCTCGGTTTTCATATTGAAAAGCACATTCGAGCAAACTGGATTAACCGTGAATATCATTCTGTATTTATTCGATGCATCCCTCTCATTGTTATATAATTGAAATGCTGATAACTCCCCCATAAGGTTATTATAAGGGAGGGAACGGGTTTTCGCAGTCAGATTCACATCAATACTGTGCTCCTGACTTTGCGAAAACACTGACCTATTTTCATCTAAAAAAACTTCTCTCATTTTGCCCCAAAATCTTTAAACGTTAAATTGGAATATTTTTCATTATCAATAAGAATTTTACCCTGGTATATTTCTCCTTGATCCCCACTGCCATGACCTTCCAAATTTCCATTAGCATTATATATATTCCAACCTCCTCCGCTATAATTGGCATTACACTTAAATATAATATTATTATTTCGATAAACAACAAAAGCGATTTCAGCAGCTTCTGACTCTACTTGTATTACCTCCCCATCTCCAGTCCCATATTGGCGGGTTATTGTAAGTATTCCGCTTGTATTATTCTTTATATAAATGGTCTTTTTATCAACCACTTCACCTCCTGACTTATCACTTTTCCCAATAAAAGTAGTATAATTTATTGCATCTGTATAAGATAAACGATAAGAATCGCTTTTACTTGAAAATTCTGCTAACAGTATTTGACTCCCATCTGTATCCACCCCATACAGATAAACAGTAGATGTAAAATTATTTAAACTAAAATCTACATTTTCTTTTTGTCCCAAATTAAAATTTCCACTACTTTTTGGAGGAACTGTTGTAATTTTTCCGCTTACTACAGCTAGAATTACATCACTATTTGTCTCATTTTTTAAAGTAAATGTTTTTGTTGTTCCTGTTTCTGGAGGTTCTGGATCAGGATCTGGGTCGGGTTCAGGAGCCGCATTTTGATTAATTAGCAAAATATCTTGAACATTTTCATCAATTGTACCGTCATCCATAACCCTGCTGAATGTTATTTCACCTCTTCTTCCATCATATGTAATGTCATCAACAAGTATTTCTATACCCGTTGTTCCAGCATTCCCGCTTGTGTCATTTTCTTTTATGATAACCCAATCAGGAATCTCACTTGTGATTTTCCAATTGACATTTGTTTTAATCGTCACTGTTCTTGGACCACCCTCTTTTCCGACTGTCAAAGGATTAGGAGTCACAATGATATAAGGCTCAAATCCATCAAGTTTATGCTCAGATGATGGCTCAATATATGGATACAGCATCACAATACCTGAGCGACCTCTAAACCCAGTTTTTTTATGGCATACTCCAATCACTGTTTGACTATCAGGATCAAATGGATGATATTTCTGGCCGTCTATAGTTGCTATAACCGCGCCGTTTCTTTGCATAATGGCATCACCATCCTTAACATATTCGAATAATTTTTCTTGTATTTTTTTGAGATCCGTTGTAATTAAAGGTACTAAATCTACACCTAATTTCTTAAATTTATCTTTTACACTTAAAAGAATTTTAGGATTTGACGGAACCATTAACCCTTCTATCACTTTTCCATTTTCCCCGGTTTTTGTGAATTTTGCTATCATTCCTGTCATCTTAATTATTACAGTCCCCCCTAATTGATCAAACTCAGCCTTTTCATTATATTTCCCTAACACATAATAATATCCATCTCCCGTATAATATACAGGAGTTGTTGCTGATTTTTCCATACAAGAGTTAACCAAATCTTTTGGTACTATATAATAGATTGCATCACTATCAATTGTTTCTTCGCCTTCCGAATCTATGCCAAAAAATTTTGCTGCATCACCATTTTGTAAATAAGTAATATTGGATAAAAATTCACTAGATATTTCATCTGATATTTCAGTTGCTTTATTTGTTTTATCCTCAGGAGTTCCTTCTTTTAACGCATATGAATAAAGGGTTCTTCCACTTTCTATAATCCATGGCGATTCTTGCTCTTTAACGCCAACTCTTTGCCTTTGAGGCTCTTTAAATGATGCTTTATCAAGCCCAATACTAACGATATCATCTGATGTTACTGCTGTTACTGGTTTGGCTTCCTCTTCACATATTGTCATCTTTCCCCATTTATTCACATAAGTAATTCCATTATATATATCCCCTATCAATCGACCATTATCTTGGGTATAAACTACCGTAGGGTCTAAATTCGCATCTAAATCAGATAAATTATCTAACAATTTGTTACTATATGAAAAGAAATAAAACTCGCCATAAAACGGGCGATAAATTGATGGATATCTAAACAATGGAAACAGTGTCCAATCTTCTGACTTATATCCTTCGTCATTAAACTTTACTCTACCCCCTTCAACTTTCGCATAAACCAATTCATCATCGATTTTTGATTTTGCTATTACACCAATTAACATACCAGAAGCCGGGTTTGTTCCTTCACTAGTCCAATACTCAGTACCTCCTGATATATATCCACAATATTCTCCACCTACAATAGTACTGTTATATACCATTGCGCCATATGCTTCGGCTTTCTTTCCTTCATTATCCAGAGTTTGCCAATACCCACTTCTATCCGTTAATGTATATCCTCCGGTTGTATCACCTTGTGTGACTATCTTACCACTAAATCCAGTTGTATTTTGCGGAACTCCAAATAATGCTTTTGATTTATCGGTCTTTACATTGGAATCAAAACTATTTGTTCCATGCTCTACATCATCTTGAGCAAATAAATAATGCTTAAGAGCCCATTTGTTATTGTCAGTATTATGGTTACTTTTTAATGCACTATTCAGATTACTCCACCATTCAGGATTATACCATTTATTAATCCATTCATCATCTTTACCATTTTCTCCTCCTACAATATTTATGTCATTATCTGCACCTAAATAAAGATGAACGCTTTTAGTATCAAATATCTCATAGTTGCCTAATTCTTTTTCAAACTCATTTCCGCCATCTTTACATTGATATATTATTTTTACTGCATAAGTACCTGATTTTTTAGCATAGAATAGCAATGGCTCCCCATTATATACTTGTTCATTACCATCTACGGCTATTTTAGAGGTAATATCATTATAATCATACCCATCTACTGTTACATCTGATATTTCTAGATATCCCCCATTATACCAGTCTGATACATATCTTTGATATGCATTAAAATGATGAATTTTTACATTTGCTGATACATTAGCATCTATTGTTACTTCTTTGGAAACATACGATTCTTCAGAATCTATTACTTCTATTTTATAAGTTCCAAAAGGAATATTTTTAAATGTAAATTCACTATCTGTCGTTATGGCACTATCTGTATGATTACCTCCTGCAATTTGCCGCAAATATATATGGTATTCAGGATCAAGATTTTCCATATGAACGGTAATATTTCCTGTCCCTTTGCATATATCTTTGTCAAATGTTACAGTTATATCTTTTGCCCTATTAAGAATTGAAGAAGAATCGCATGCAGCAAAGAATTGCTTGTTAAACTCATCCAATGCTGTTGCGCCATCTTTCAATCCAAAATAGAAATAATAACTATTTTCATATTGAGGCAAATAATATGTCTGTAAGAATTTCCTCTCCTGATATCTTATGTCATCCAAATCCTCATATTCCAATCCCATTCGGAACATGTAATAATCGAGATTTGCATCTTCTATAGTACGCCTCTGAGTATAATTCGTTTCATCCTCATCATAATCTAATTGATTTTGACCTCTATCAATATTGTATGCGGTTAAATCCTCATCCTTTACATCAACCTTTGTGTTATATTCATCATCACCATCTACGAATAAGTTCATCTCACCGCCAAAACTCTTCGGACGGCGATATACAAAATCATAGTATTTATAGCCAGTATCAGGATTTGTCCTTGTCGCAATCAATCTCCGTTGATTCAACGTGGCAAACATTGACCTTGCGTCAGAGTCAATAATTTCATCTTCAGCAATCAAGCCAGTAGGAACATTATAGACATACTTGAATTCCACATTTGACCCATTTTCATTTGCCGATGCTTTCCTGACATTTTCATGCCGCTGCGAAATTGATGCTCCTATCTCACAAACTCGTTCAAGATTAACACAAGACTTTTTATTTGTCTGAGAATTTACGCATGATATACCTAAAAAATGCCCTCCTGGCATATACAAGGTTTTCTTGTAATCTTTAGATGACCCTTGTCCCGGTCCCGTATAATTCCATGATATGCCTGCGGCTTCCGTCAACGGTATTGTATCACTTGCCTCATTTGTATCATATTCAAGTTTTTCATAATTTGATCCATCCTTTGATGCCTGATCGTCTTTACCTACTCCATTATAGAAATCAATCTCGGCTTTCAATGTCATATTGTCACCGTCAATATCTTTAATACCTTCCTTTATTCCAGTCTCAGTACATTTTGTATTACTGTCGGAATCAGCATACAATGGTCCTTCTGTCTCCATATTAGTAAGAGCCAGATTAGTAGGCATTTTATATGTGGAACTAGGCAAATATTTGAACAATTGCGGCACGCCATTCAAATCACAATTATTCAATGAACCTAATAAAACGACATCTGTAGCAAAAAGGTTAACCTTTTTGGAATATTTCCCATTACCATTCCATTCGCATGGCTTCAAATAATAAACATGCTGATTTTCTATAGTAGTAGCCTCATGAACAATACCACCATTTCTTCCGAAAATTTTATAACGTTTCTTTCCTTTATTCTTATGGAATTTTTGACTTTCTGATTTTGATTCCGTTTTTACTTGATTGATGATAGTCCTTCCATTTACATCAGATGTCTGATAAGGTAATGAGCAAAGTTGCATATATTTTCTTGTGCGCCCAAATATAGACGCATCATTCATGCAGCCTTTTACTTTAGTTACCTTTTTGCCAAAAATCCAATATTTGCGTTTTTTCTTAATTTCTCTTACCCATCGCGGAATATAAAGCAATCCATTAATCCAATCGTTATAAAAATCAAAATTGATGACTTTATACTCCTGAGCCAATGCCATCTCTATGCAGGCAATAAGATAATCAGTATTTTTAGTCAAACAAATTCGTTCTGCCTCATCATTATTTTCCCCATCATCAGTAAACCATTCCCCATTCTGATAATCAATTGATTTACTATCTGGCTGAGTATTTGCTGTAGTATCTTCAATCCCATCATCATCATAATCTTTTTTTATGAAATCTAATGTTTGCTGCAAAATATCATAGTCTCCAACTGTATAATTTCCTTTTAAAGGCTTCATTGGAGCAAAATACCAAGTGTCCAAATCAGGGCACAATCCTTCTTTAAGTGTTATAAGTTTTAGGTTTTTAACAAATTTACCAAAAATAGGCTTAAATGGTCTTATGCCACTTTTAGGGCGCCATTTTTTTGGGACAATCCAAATAATCGGTCCTAATACCAAATCTAGCAGGTCAAGATTACATATATCCGCCAATGCATTCCCAATCCGGCTTATAAAATAATTCATAATTCCCACCATGAACACATAGCACTTGATCAAAGCACATATCAATGTGAACATCAACGGCAGTTTAATCCTAATGTTGTTATAGGGAATCGGATTGTTGTTACCTGCTATGTTGCAATGTTTTATTCCAGTGAACCTCTCATTCTTCCATCTCTGTGATCTTGAAAACCTCGGTATATATGACTTTACAGTATATACATTATTCCAGAACAAATCCCTGTATGAGTCTTCCCTTGTCTTTGTACCGAAATTATAGTCATAATCCTCATGACCAGTCTTGGTATTCTGAGGATTGTTCGGCACTAAAACCTTCGCCCTGAAAAAGTTGTCCTTGTTCAATTCGGACTCCTGCATGGACATTCTGAACCTTACCCTTGTTCTTGTGGCTATTCCCTTCTCCGGATCATCAGTAGGAACCATGTTTCCATACTCATCGGTCCTCATATAATCCAGATTCATCGGAATTTGATAGCACCACACGCCATTTCCATCTATCAATTGGGTTCCCTTAATCTGGAATTCCTCAGTATCACCTCCTGGTGTTTTCCTAATCATCTCAATCCTGCCCTCGCCGGTGGTCAAGTCCTCCATTGATCCCATCTGGTTTGTCGGCACGCATTTCTTGCTGATACCATTTGAAGCATTGTCGCTGACAACACTTCCGATAAACACGCATGTAGGCTCAAATTTGAATGCAACATTGATATCTGCCCTTGTTATGCCCACGGTCTCTCCCAAATCAGAATTGCCCCAAAACGGATTAACAGTAACCGACAAATCCTGAGAAAATATCTGAGAAAGATTATCAAGATTTGTTCCAGTCTTGAATTTATTGGCATTCTCGAACTGTTCTATTGTATAACCTTTGTAAACAAAATCCCTTGGTCTCTGTGATAAGATACCACAATCAGACAAATCCAAATCCATATGCAATGTATGAGTCCCCGTAGGAACCCCTATAAGCATATAGTCTCCGGAATTGTTCGTCCTTGTCGTATATTTGTAATATTTGTCATATATCTCCAGCAATACATCATTGTCAAGCATGTACGTCTTGTTCGGAAATGTACCCACAACCTGATGGCATTCATCCACCTGGTTATCCGGCAACAAATTATACCGAATCTTGTCCTTGTTCTGTTTCGCCACTGATGTATATGGGTAAAGGCTTTTCAACTCCTCATTATCATCGGTATCAGCCTCGATAAAAAGACTGATTTTAGCATTCGGGATACCGAATCCATTATTTGCTATGACACGCCCCGCAATAACTCCATTGTTTGAATTATGAAGCCTATATGTATCAGTACTTTTTATCTTGAGGGACATTATCTCAAATGTATCATAATCCTGATCAAGCAGGATATTGAGATTTCCTACATAATCAGGATTATCAGTTCCGACAACTGTACGTATTCTATATGACAAATTATTTTCCGCCATGTTTTTTTCTTAACTTGAAAATTTTATCAATTTTAATTGACCCTTTTTTGCCAAATATTACTTGTAACAACAATCCTATCACCATTATCGGCAAGAAAGGCAACATAATCAATGATATTCCTATCTCCTTGAAAAAAGTGGATACCATCCCCCTTATATCGCTTGTCTTGCTTTTAGGCATGTTATGCCCATATTTTTTTTGAAGATAAGCAATCTCTTGATTCACTTTGCAAGCGCAAGCCATACTTCTATCTTGATTTCACCCTTACCACGATATCTGTCTCTGGATACTTAATCTCCATCATCTGATCTCCATCATTGTAAAGAATGCCGTCAGTGGCATTAAGGTCAACCAAATCCCTGTCGGTATCACCCAAATAGTCAATAGCCTCATTGACATCGCATGTGGTATCAATCGTGGTTATCTCCTGCCCGATATGAGTGGTCGAATACTTTTCAGACGGTCCATGAACATTGTAAACCCTCAAGGAAATCATATTGATCACTCCATCAACCTTGGAAATCTCCTTCTCCAAATCACCGATGTATATCTCCTCGCCCATACGATGCTTATTGATATCCATGTAATCCTTGACTTTGTTGATTACCATTCTCACAACATCACTCTTGTTATAGTTCTTATCCATGATGATGTCAACATCAAACGCAAGGTTGATTATCCTTCCGGATTTGATCTCCACATAATCGTTAATCATCCTATACCCGGAAAGCCATTCCTTGATATTGTTAATCAATGTCACCGGCAACAATGTATCAAGTTTTCCTTGATAGTCCAAACCTAACAAATATATCATGACCTTATTGTTTTCCTCCATCACTCCCACTCTGAACGGAGTTCCATATTTCGGAGGAAGCAATAGAATCCTGTCCTCATAATCCTTCTCCGTCACGCATCGGTTCTGGGCAGCATTATGATATTTTATCATATATCTCAATTCCTCATTTGATGGCATATCCTTACCAGATACTGATGGAGTTGTATTTGTTACCTCGATAGACGACCTCACACTTGAACTTAATGTAGCATTAGTTCCTTCACTATTCATTTCTATGTTAAGCGTGGCAATCCTGTTTATAGCCCCTTTAGCAACATTGCTCGCCTTTCCGCCGCCTACCCGATACAATATGAATATAGTGCTATCTGGATCAGGCAACACTCCCATATTGTCATTATTCATCATTTTTTCAATCTGATATTTGGCAAATCCACTCGCCCCCGATAATTGGCTACCATCAACGACATCTCCACCACCGCTTCCGAATATCACCTTAAGATATCCCTTATCTGTATATTCCGTGGTGAATTTATGCTCTACCGGAACCCACTCTCCCTTTGATATGCTGAAAACTGGATATGTCTTACCATCATCATTATATTTGTACTCATATCTTACAGATGTACCATTCTCCTGTTTGGTTCTCCACCTATCAATTTGAGCCAAATTCTCGACCTCAAAAAATCTCGTATATTTCTTGTTTTCTGCGCAGACAGTTTCGCTCTCACTATAAAAAGCTCCATATGGAGGAGTTGTCTGTATTGATGTTCCCGGAACCATAACTACCGACTCAACATTCATCACATTCTCCAACGGTATCAATATCTCCATGAACGGTTTCACATCCTTGGCATAAATTGCTTGTCTATATACCCTTGAATCCCCGGCTACCGCCACCGCCAGTTTTGTGACCTTATAGGATACAATCTGACCATTTGAATTATAGTTAGGGGTTATAGTCCTGTCACTATAGCCATCCTCATTGAACTGTTTATTGAAATCAACATCAGTCAAAATCTCGAACTGCTGGGTGGATGACGCAAGTTTTGTCCCCGTCTTTACAATCGGAGCATATTTCCAATTAGGATTATTTCCATCAACTGGAAGTGTACAGGATATGGCGACCTCAGCCATAGCACCTTTCGGTCCCGGAATCCTAAACCCATTGTTCCTCGCCAAATCATACAATGATGATTTCTCCTGAGCGGAATTGATATTGGTCTCCTGAAATATTCTGTCGATATGATAAGCGAGATTGTCTGATGTATCAGCACAGATATCCATCAACCATGACATGATGGATGCATCATCATAATTCGCAGCCAGATCTGGATAATACTTCTTGGCTTTCTCTATCAATGCAGCCTTGATCTCACTATATGTCTTGTTTAAATATGATATTCCTTTTTCCATGTCTTTTTCTTTTATATCTTAACTGCCACGGTATCTTCTGTCTCTGTTATTCCTTTCTTTACTCTGTAATGAACTATAACTATTTTTCCATGATCATTGGCTTTCTCATCATCATAAATTGATATATCATCAAACGATACCCCTGGAACATATTTGCTTATTGATTCCCTTATCTCGGATTTAATATTCTCCAATGTCTCGCCGTCATTCGGATTGAATATGAATTTTATCAAATCAGTACCGAAATCAGGCTTCCTTAGCCGTTGCCCCTTCGGCGTGAATATCACATGCAATACAGATGACCTGACTTTTCCCTCATAAGTGTCATTCAAATCAAGAAACAGGTTATCCTCATTGTCTGACGTGAAAGGATATTTTATATCAAATTTCTGAGTCAATGCCATGCTTGAAAATATTTTATGATAAATAGTTAAGAGCATTTTTCTAAAATATAAGTTTTTAGTTTTTTATATTCAAGGAAAATGCCTCATCTGCTTAGGAAAATAATCTGGATTATTCAAATAACAAAGCAAAAAAAAAAAAGAGAATGACGCATCTCTCGACGAGCCATTCTCAAAGAATTCAAAATTCAAATTACATTCGTTTGCAAATATGCAAAACTAATCCGGATTATCCAAATTATTTATAATCAAAATTTTATTTTTTTTTTTCAAAATAAGCAAAAACCCGAACGTTAATCCAAATGATTTAGTCAAACTCTTCAGAAAATATTTGTTATTTATAAATATAATACTTATCTTTGTATCAATTTTCAGCATCTTTGATGCTTTGGTGCTCGATTGCAAGGCGAAACCTTGCCTTACTCATTGTAATATCGAGATAACTTTGACTTTAGGGGATAGTGTACGAATCCCAGGAGGAGAGTTACTCGTCGAAGGCGTGCGCCTTGACTCTGGACAGGATACCTGATTACGGTGATTCTGATATCCCTGAGTTCAGCGGATACAGGGAAAAAAGGGGAGTATATAAGGTTAAGGGAAGCCCAGTAAGAGCGAACGCTGATGTTAACGGTAGCATTAACATCTACCGTAAGTATTTGAAATGTAAATCGAAAGATGACTTGTCATCCGACGATGTAAGAGTCCTTGTCAACGGACCGGTGCTGAGGATTAACCCCCTGAGGGGTTAACCCTGATCACAAGCCCCCTCCTTCAGGTGGGGGTAGTTGGCATGACTTATATTCCGAAAACAATCCAATGATTTCGTGATATTGCCAATTACCTCACTTGAAGTAGGAGTTTCTTGCCGTGGTCATGATAAAAATGGAAAAAAAGCCGGTCTTTATTGACCGGCTTTCTCATTTGTTAGAGGTCTCCTTCCTCTATGTGGTGGTATATTCTTGTTTTTTGCTCTATTTGTCTTCCCTCACTCCAATTTTTTATCTTCGTGATATAACCGATCACACGGTCCCAAAGCGATACATTCTTGCTTCCGCAATGAGGGCAAATGCTGAAAGGTTGCTTTGCTATAAAACCGCAATTCTCACATTGACAATTAGGAACATTAAATGTCAAATATTGGCATCCGTTCTCCGCAGCATAAATTAATATATGCTTGTATTGCTCTGATGACAAATGTGCATCCAATTGAAGATGAGCAGCACTTCCTCCATCAAGTTGATCACCTATAAATCTGGTGCCATGCATCCTGATTTTTTCAAGGATACTTACATTTGGATCATTCGGTTTAAAAATATAACTTGCATAAAGATTTGTATCTGTAGGTACCCAATAATCATCCTCCTTATCCCAATTATAATTTTTTACAGCCAATGACTCCGCAGGTACCAATTCTGTATTGAAAGACAATTTATGAGGTCCTTCGTCCACTTTATGCGCTTGATTACTTTCTTTGATAAATGTGAAGATCTCCCTACAAAACTCCTCATAATCTGGATTGTCATTACAGGTCATCCCAAGAAATTCCACAGCTTGATTCAGCCCATTCAATCCAATTGTCAGATATTGCTTATTAAGATTGATAAATCCTGCTTTATATACTGGAAGCAAATTAGCATCATACATATCCCACAAAAGTTCATTATATGCTGTATGATACTTGTATATCCTTTCCAATAATTTACCCAAATGTTTTTTAAGACTTGGATATGACTCATGAGTAAATTTGTAGTCAGGATTCTTTGCCTTCTCAATATTGAACCAGTTTTGTATATTTCGTGCTAAGTTAATGGTAATTACTGATTTGCTTCCAGTCTGGATCCCAACATTACCATTAGTAAAATTAAATTCATGTATTTGAACCTTGTTTTTCAAACGACAATTATGAGTAACAAAATTGTCTGTACTAAAGTAATGATTTTTCTCAAGTTCAATGTCATATACAAATATTTTGCCATCAAAAGTCAATTCTCCACAGCGATACTTTCCATTAAAACTGATTTTGTCTTCCTCTTTTACCGCCAATTCATAATGTTTATAATCATCATAAATTGTTTTTGATGGCAAATAGCAAATAGCACCATTTCTCTTATCTTTCGCCATTAAAATATGATCCGGAGTAACGATTATTTCAAAATCTCCAGTTTTGAACAAGTACATATTTCCAGAATACTCTCTCTTCAAAACCCCTATAATCTTTGTATCTTCAAATTTTCTTGTTTCCGGATTATATGATTCTATTTGATATCCTGTATCAATTTTTTTCCCAAAACTGTTGCTTTCATTTTCAAATTCTTCTACAAAATCCTTAATCTCCATTGTTTTAGAGAGTCCGTCTTTTTTAACCTGAATCAATTCATTCCCTTTAAAACAACACGAACTCAATGAATCAACTGTATCACTGATGTATGTAAAGAAACTATGTCCTCTTGCATATTCATCACATACAAATTTGAACATTTCCTCATCCTCAAACTTCCCATCCTTGTAAAGCAATGTAACAGTTTCCACCGGAAATGTCATAAGGCACTTCAATCTTTCAGCGTTAAACCATTGCATGAATTCCATTTGAATCCACTTCACAGATTCCCATGTAGGTTTTGTATTATCTGGGAAATAAAAATCACCAAACATTCCATCAAAAAATGGTTTGTCAAAATATGAGAAATTTGTAAATGGAGATTGCAATCCTCTTGAACCCGCCGGTTGATTGATACTATAAACAATCTGCTGCCAATATTGATAAATCTGGCTCTTAATTGTTCTTGTGCCATCGCCCAATTTCAAGACATAATCCGGATTATCCTTGATGTTTTTGATATAGTCATCAAGTTCTTCCTTGCTCAACGGTCTCTCAGCATTATATACAATCTCGTTTCTGATTGCATTCATTTCCTCGCTGCCGAAATCATGCTCTGACAATTCTTTAATTGTATCACACCAATAATGAGTCTTATTCAATAGTTCCCTAAGCCGTGGCCCGACCTTATATATCGAATCCGCATGCTTATAGAAATCTTTTCCCCATTCTTTTTCTGCAAAATAAGTAAAACATAACAAAACCTCACTTGTGGCCACCGCACCAGCATATTGTGCAGAAACATTAAAAATCAGATTGCAGTACATTCCGCAAAATGAATCAATGTTCTTTGGCGTTGCCGACAATCCGCCAATGTTTTTGATGCCATCCGTAAGGAAAGGATACATTGTTATACTCACACAATATGGGGATATCGCTCCTGCGAACGATGACTCATCATTTTTATAAATTACATGGCTTTCAATGTCTTGCACATATTTTTTAGCATTAAATGATGGATAAAGTTCCTTCAGTTTATCCATAATCATACTACGGCTAATCTTTATATTATCAACCTTATGTATCTCAGCATTCAACACACCAATATTTTTGTTTCCTACATTGGAATTGTCATCAACCGTGGCATTTGCCGTATTTGATGATCTCTTGTAATTCTCAATGAACTTTTTTTTCTTCTCAACAAAATCATTTGTCTCATCAATCTCTTTTTTTGCTGATACATAAGCATCATACAATTTTGAATCAATTGATTTGAACTTCTCTTCCAATTGTGTTCTGATTGAAGAACAAAGAATACCATCATAGATATACAAATTGTCAACAATGGCATTAATTATATCCTTGTCATAATCTATCTTGGCTCTCCGATAAACTTTCCTGACAATATTCTTCAGTTTTTTTTCATCATACTCCTCAAACGAGCCATTTGTTTTTCTTACTTCCATATATGAAAAAATTGTATTATTATTTCCCTACTATCATTAAGGGAAAATAAATAGTCACTACCTTATCAAAACTTTTTTGTTACCGGTGCTCCGTCTGGATTTGCCTTATCCTTTTTATCCTGTCGGCTTCCCTGGCTTTCTCCTCCTCTTCTTTCCATTCAAGACCGCTGTCGAACTCCATCACATCATCGCATGATATCGTCGAGGTTCCGTTATTAAACTTGATGCCTCTCCAAACCTTTCCGGATTGTCCGGATCGGTTCTTCAAGACCGCCAATGTAGCCTTGTTCTGCTCCTGGTCCTCTATCGACCTCGCGATTGACAGAATGACATACGCTGCCTGAATCTTGGTTATGCTGCCACCAGCTTGGTCCTGAGTCACCAAATCACTGGTGAAACTGCCCTTGTTGCCTTGGGTCGGAACCCATATGGCACAATCAAGTTCGGTAGCCATGTTCTCCAGTTTCCTCATCGTCCTCGCCTGTCTCGTCCATTCACTGTCATTCGAATAGCCACCTTTTTCTGGCAACAGGCATTCGAAATAGTCAATGATGAGCAAATCTGGTTTGAACCCTTTGTTGATCAACCTTTTCACGAAACGTTCGATATCAGTAGCTGATTTGGTATTCGTGTAATACGACTTCAGCCTGAGGTTCTTCCGCATCGTCTCTTTATCAGGATAATTGTCGATGACCTTCCTGATTTCATCAGCCTCAACTGGATCCCTTGTCAAATCCTTGGCTTCAACATCAGTCTGTAGCAATTCCGTGGCAAGCCTCGCATAATGCTTTCGAGTCAAATCTCTCTTTTTGTCCTCAAAATAAATCTGAAGAACCTTGTAGCCCTCATTGTTGTTTAAATCGCACTTATACGTTGACGCATATGAGGAAATCGCAGTGCAAAAGGTTGATTTCCCAAATCCAGACGAACCGATGATAACTCCGATCTTACCCTTCTCAAGACCTCCGACAAGAACTTTATCCAATGCTGAAATACCTGTCGGAACAGGAACACTAGCCGTAGGAGAAAACGCCTCATTCTCGGCATCCTCATCAAAAATGGAATACCCGAAATCATCCTCACCGCCGACCAATGAAGCCTCATCCCACAAACGCTGAACATCATCGAAATTCTCTGTCCCCTGCTCCACACTGGAGATGATTTTCTTGGCTATCTTGACATAATTCTGCTGCTTGAAAAACTTGGTCGCCAACTCCTCCGTGGTTAAATTTCCCTCAAGACTTGTCTCGAACCGGAGTTTCTTAATGATGGCATCAGTCTCCGCCACCTCAATCTCTGTTGTTGCCCTATCCTTCATTTTTACGGCAATCGTGTCATAAGACGGGCACATAGATTCCTTCCTGTAATAATTGTTGATTGTGTCAACAACCAACCGCAGCAAAGGATCCGTGAAATATGCTGGCTCGACAATATTGGCAATCCCGCTAAAAAACTTGGAGTCCTCGACAAAGCACTTCACCAGTTTATATTGGTAATCAATGCCGAGGTACCCCAAATTGCTTTTGTCTAGTTTTCCGGGCATCACTTTGTCTTTTTAGGACCGAGTTTCTCAAGGACGTTATTGTAACGTGTCTTGCCGAAATTGAAATGTGTTGTGTAATAATTATTATCCTGGCTACAAGTGGCGCAGATATCCCTGATCAATACCCAATCAATGCCTCTCTTCCCCTTCACCATATTATAGAGGATATATTGGTCAAAAGAAAGTTTTGACACATCCTCACCCTCGAACTGACCTCTCTTGTTTGTCAGGTCAATCGAATTCCTCACGAACTTAGGATAAACACCCTCCCATCCGTAAGCGCAAACCTCCCTGTCATCACAAAGGAATGCAAATTTGTAAAACATGCGATCATCATCGGTCAGCCCATTGCTAAGTTCCCCCCGGTCAAAAACAAACGAGCATGGCTCCGGATGATTGTTCTTTCCCCAATAGTAATTCTTTGTCTTGAGCCCCCTCACCACAATGCCCTCGCCCAATGTCATATTGGCACAATTATAGGGATTCTCAAAATAAGCGTTCATCTCCTCCACTGAATCAAATATTCTTGGAGAAACGATTTCCAAATAGACCTGAGTCTTGTTTTTTAATGATTCATCAATCATTCTGCCACATGACTCAATGACTCCTGCCAGTTCAACGGATGACAAAGACAATGGATTAAATGAACCAATATTGAAATCTCGCTGACAAATGATATGATTATCCACTGTCAGTCTGAATGCGAACCTTGGTTTATTATAGTCCTTAGGCTCTTCGGACTTTTTGATTTCTGCCATAAAAGCAACTTATTAAAGATTAAACAACTAACAATAAAACTTGTTGGAAACATGCAGTGAACATTGTCCAAATACATGTTTTCAATTACAAATATAAGTCTAATTTTGGATAATATCAAATAATTCTTTTAGAAAATCTCTTGTTTTCCTTGTCATATAAACCTTTAAACTCACTAAAAAATGATGCAAACCGGTTTGTATCAAGAATCTCCTCGATTTTTTCCTCCTTCACTATTTGATAAAGATTATCAAAACCCCTATTTTCCATATTGATTGGATTATGCATCAATGCTTCTAATTCCTCAATGGCATCATCCGAAAGATATGGATTCGATAAATCAATAAGTTTCCGGTTTATTTCATAAAAATCTCCATCATATTCCTTGTTTGACTTGCCATTGATAATATTCTCGCACCATACATATGGCTTTTTCTTATTGGCAATTCTTTCATCAATCAATTTCCTCGCAGCGTCCTTAACCTCTTCTACTGTGACTGGTCTATCCCCAAAATCCGGCACCAACTCAAGCAGTTTCTTTTCTGAAAAGCCATATATATTGCCGATATTATCCGATGAGTCACCTAAGAATATCTTTTTCACCACTACGTTCTCAACAGGCATGCCTTTTAACTTCTTAAATCTCTCCGGCGACAGATATGCTTGCATTGTACGGTTATAGACACATACATCATCATTAATCAACTGTGTAAGATCATTATCCGTCGATACAATGACAATCTTCTCGTTCGGCAATCTATGCTGCACATAATATGCTATAATATCATCGCCTTCCGTAGTCTTATTAAATATTGTTCTTATGCATAACTCCTCACACATATCAAGAACAATGTCTCTTTCCCGTGCAAAATTCTCCTGAATGAATTTTTCCGAATCCGACATTGTTTTTTTCTTGGCTGAATTCTTAGCATAAACCCACTTCATCATCGAATTTATTTTAGCCTCGAACTGTTTCCCATAATCACTCAACTCCTCAGTGGAATGCTCAGCATAATGCTTAGGTCTATTTGCCTTATAACCCTTATATATCTGATATCTGAATATTCCCGAATCATCATCATCAAATGTAACATATACATAATCATACATCTTCTTTTTCAACAGCAATTTTATTTGTAGAAAAAATTGAAAGACTGCACCATAATGTATTCCTTCAGAATTTCTTTTATCATCGGCAAAACATTGCCTTAACAGATTATTCCCGTCAATCAACAATGTATATATGTTTTCCTTGACTGCATCCGGATGATGTTCTTGTATTGATTTACGAATTGGTTGCGGCATATCTTAAGTTATTCTATCTAGTTACAAAGATATACAAAATTTCCAAAAAAATAAACAAACTTCCTCAATTAATTTTCTCTTTTTGAACTCATAGTATCATTTATCAATCTCACAAGTTCTTCCTTATTCGTTGCAAATTCATCATTTGATTCTAATTTTTTAACAAAATCTTTACTCAAATAATAAACTAATCTTATAGAATTTTTCTTACAAATTTCTTTTTTTGATTTATCTCTCTTTTGATTTAATACAAAACATTCTTCTATATCTTTTTCTGTAAGATTTTTTACTCTATAATTAACTTTTTGAAAATGTTGTATTCCTTGGCACTCAATTGCTAAATTAAACTCTGGCAAATAAAAATCAAATGATTGCCTTCCTAATATTTCTCTATTATGATATTGCCAAATATAATTAATTTTCATGCCATCTAAAATCTTCATCACATCTTTTTCTAAACGAGGAATTTTACATTTAGGGCATCCTTGATGAGAATATATATGGCAGACTGGTGTCTGCCAAAATTCCCCGTGCTTAGAGCAAATAATGCAAACTTTTTCACAAAAACCAAAGCAAGGAAGATGCGAGGTCTTTAGCCTCGCATAGGAATTGCTTTTATTCAATTTTTTTTCATAACGCAAATTTATTACTTTTTTTTTGAAATTACAAATCTTTTATGTTTTTCTTTCAAAATCCTTACTAT